AACATGCCCAGATTTTCCAATAATCCTATACACTTTTTTCAGAATATAGATAATTTACCTATAGAATTGATATATATTGTTAGTTCATATGTTTCTGATGCAGCTAAAATATTTCTAAACAAGGAAATGTATCTCAAATATCACCATTTATTTAGAGATTATATTAATCGTAAACAATTGGAAAACTACATTAGAACTACTATCCGTCAAGATAATGACTTTGTGTTTAATCAAATATTACTAGAAAATAGAACCAAGTGGTTTAATATGAAAAAATATTTATATAAGGATTGCATTTATGCAAATTATATATACTTTTTAAAATCATATTGCGTTGAAAATCAATCAACTAAATGTAACCAAATAATTACACTTTTATTATTTAAACTTGGTTTAAGTAAAAATCAACATAAAAAGAATATTATAAGAAATATAAGATGGACACTCTAAATATTAATAATTTATTAAATCGTGAAGAAGAGGCTAATAAAATCAAAGAAATTCTAAGGAACTTTGAGCTCAATAAACACAATTTAGCTACCAAAAAAGGCATCTATATTTATGGTGAACCAGGCTCTGGTAAAAGCTTATTTGTCATTAATATCCTTAAAGAATTAGATTATGATGTTATCAAATATGATGCCGGAGACATACGAAATAAATCTATAATTGATACTATTACAAAGCATAATATGTCTGATAAAAATATTATGAGTTTATTTCACAAAAAGGTTAAACGTTTAGCTATTGTAATGGATGAAATTGATGGCATGAATAATGGTGACAAGGGCGGCATTAATGCATTAATTAAAATTATACGACCCAAAAAAACCAAAAAACAACGGTTAGAAGAAATCACCTTAAATCCCATTATATGTATTGGAAATTATCATATTGATAAAAAAATTAAAGAGCTTATGAAGGTTTGTAACGTTATTGAATTAAAATCTCCGACAAAGATACAAATGTCAACCTTAATTGGAACTCTTTTACCTTTAATTGATGAGACCGTAAATGCTAATATAATTACATTTATCCAAGGCGATTTACGTAAATTAAATACTGTTTACAACCTTTATAAAAACAATCAAAGTATTTTAAATAGTAATATTATTAAGAATATATTTTTGATGAAATCATATAATGATGATACACGCAAAATAACGAAAAAATTAATTAATAATCATTATTCAATTGAAGATCATTTAACTATTATGAATGAAACTGATCGCACCATTGTTGGTCTTTTATGGCATGAAAATATTATTGATGTTATCGGTAAAATGAAAAAAGAAATTTCTATTCCTTTTTATTTGAAAATTTTAGATAATATGTGTTTTGCTGATTATATTGATCGTATTACATTTCAAAAACAAATTTGGCAATTTAATGAGATGAGTTCATTAATTAAAACATTTAAAAATAATAATATTTATCATGAAACTTTTAATACCAAAAAAATAAAGTTTAACCCTACTGAAGTAAGATTTACTAAGGTTCTAACAAAATATTCTACTGAATATAATAATTCTATTTTTATACAAAATTTGTGTCAGCAATTAGGTATGGATAAAAAAGATCTATTCGGGTTTTTTCTTGATATTAAAAATAAATATGATCCTGATACACCCGAAATGAATATGTTGTTTGAAAATTATGAAATATCTAAATTAGATATTAATCGCATTTATAGATATTTAGAAAAATATACAAAGGAAAATGCTGATGAAGTTGATATATCTACGGATGAAAGTGAATTAGAAGATTAGAACAATAATATTGTTTACGATAAGCTTTTGAATTTTATATAAAATTTTATTATTTGATATAAAATTATTATTTTTGAATGAGTTCTCCATTTTTATAATAATTATAAGTAGGTTTATATCCAGATTCAGATCCAGATTCAGATTCAGATTCAGATTCAGATTCAGATTCAGTTTCAGTATTTTTACTAAATATTTCAACTCTGGCATTTGGATGGGTTTTTGATTCAGTTATAGCATCTTCAGTTGATAATAATATAACTATATCTTCCCATTCATTACCATAAAGTAATACATAAACAAAATCCATTTATATAATAATAAGTATACCTTTATATTATAATTGGCATTTACAATGAAAAAGATGTAATATTTATTGATACTTATCTTTAATCAAATTTACTCTCTTAAACCATGCATCTACTGTTCTCTGATCTAACAATACGAACTGATGTTTCTCATATTGTGATGGACTATCATAATACAAATGTATAGGACCATTACATTTATCAATTCCTGTACTATTTGAAACACAAAAATATAAATACTCTGTCTCGCTCCCAACGCGATGATTAGTGTATTCTCCTGTAACCGCATTTTTAATATATGACCCTAAATCTCCTGAACCATACATGTTAATTGTTACTGTATCATAATATTTACCATCAATCCACTTTGTCTTTAAAGTTTTTTTTACTGTATAGCATTTAGCTCTTTTTGTATGAGGTTGCTTATTCTTCAATAAGTTTGATGGAATCGACGATTCTACACTATAATCATCATTCATTCTATTAATATCTTGTTGTTCTTGATCATATGCATACATGTTATACTATTAATAGACGGCATTTCTTTAAATGAATTTTATTATTATTTAATATTTATTTATTTATTATTTAATTTCTTATATTCATCCAATTCAGTTGTTAATATCTTTACTTTTTTAAGCAATTCATTTATTAAATATGTTTTATCTGCTAATTGTTTTTCGTATTTTAATACAATTTCTGAGCTTGTTGGCTTCGGATAAATTTTTTGTTGATATTCTAACATTTTATTATGATCTTCTATGCGTTTATTTCGTTCTTCTTCCATTAATTTCATTTGCTCTTGTAAACGCGGTTTGTGTTCCGGCTTACCCGGTTCATAATTTTCCAATAAATTATTCATATCTGTTATGTAAAATTGTTTCAAATCCGGATCAATAAAATAATCATCGACCTGTAGATTGGTTTCTATTGTCCTTGTTAGTTCCAAGTTATCTAATAATTTCTCCTTATTTAATGAATTGTGTTTATGTGAAAATACTATTATTGACTTTAAACTATCTAATTGTTTCAAAGGAATTGTGTAGTTCTTGAGAAAATGCTTCTCTTCTGCTAGAGCATTGTCATTATTATAGCTGGTCTCTTTTAGCAATTCTCTTCTGAACGCGAAAGTAGCCGCAGTTGAATGATATTCTTTATACGGTCCACACTTATACATTTTCTTTTTGCTATTAAAATAGACATACATTTCACTACAACCTGCGATTAAAAATGTTGGATTGTCTTGCAATGTTTGCACTGCATGTGATATGCGTTCAGGCGGATAATAATCATCATCGTCCATATAAATAATAATGTCACCTGAACATTTATTATGCATTAGATTTCGCTTTCTACCTAACAACATCTTTTCTTTATAATACGTGTATTTCACTTGTTTAATATTTAGAACTAGGTCTAGAATAGGATCTGTTCCATCATCAATTATAATCCACTCAATCCTGTCCTTAGGATAGGTCTGTTGTTCAAAGCATTTTATCATATATGGAATGAATGGTCTGCGATTAAAAGTTGGAGTACATATACTTACTAAAGGATAAGGACAAGGACTAGATTCTGCTTTACTTTTTTGCATATTTATTAATTATCAATTAATATTTATATTGTTTCATTTATTTAAACTAATTGAATATTATATCGTTTCACCTTTGGAATTTTTGCCCGGCCTCCTTTATAAATTTTTCCACCTGTTTGATTTAATACATTTATTGGGTTATTTGTTAATTTACTTAAAATAGACTGCGTTGTATCTTCTGTATTGGATTTTTCTATAGGTATAGGAACACAATTGTTTGTTTCGCCCTCCATTTTTACAACAGGTTGGTGTAAAGGAGGAAACGAAGCTTTAACATTTGTTACTTTATACAATTCTTCAGGAACAGATACATCTAAAATATTCATTCCAAAAACAAGTATTAGAACTGCTATTATAACACCAGGTAAATATGAAACCCCTAAATATTCATTTGTAGCTGCCATTAAATTAAACATTACTAGTATTATTATAAATGTCTTCTTGTAATACATTACATTTTTTATAAATGATATAAAATTCAGTTGTTCTTTAGGACTCTCATTTTGTTTGGTTCTTACAATATAATTAGCTGATAATGCTTTATAAAAGGTATATATTGTAATAAATGCTGGTGTCATAATTGCCGACCAAAATACAGGAGTTAAATATAGAAAGAAAAAAAAACAAGTTGAAATCCAATTCCAATTCAGCTGGTTTGGATCAATACCTTTATTAAATTCTGGTTTCCAGAAATTGTTCCATAATTCTGACACATGTGATATATGTGAACCTACTCCATAAAAAAAATTACATATGTATACAATAGTTAATATTACCGAAAAAAATAATGCACAAAATAGCATTGTTGCCCATTCAGGTAAATAATTCATATAATAAAATATATTTGACACAAATGTAAACGACATACATAACATCGGTTTTAATGTTTCGTATTCAAATGTCCAAAAAGGACTTTTGCGAATTGGATCATGAGATCTTAAATAAGCAGTCATTTTTGAGTCAGTATCTAATTCTGGGACGGTTGATGGATCTGCTTTATATTTAAGAGAACATAGCCACGTATTTTTAAAATTCTCCATAAAATCTAGATTTATTCCTTTATTTACAAAATTGGCCTCTTGAATATTATAACTTTCTGGATCAGACCAAAATCCTAAACCATAACAGCATAATTTTTTTACTGGGTTCATGTAGATCAGTTCTATATCAACTAATCGTTTTACATTTTTATATGGTTCAGCTTCTAATTCAGTCGGTAAAATATTTGCATTTACAACTTTAGTAAGAAATAATCCTGCTGATCCGATAAAAACTACGCCTACCAAAATCCCAGTTATTAGTCCATGACTAAAATTTTTGAAAAATCCCTGCCAATCAGCCTCTTCTGTTGTATTTCCTTCTTCTGCTGCTTTTTTTTCATCAATCGTGCTAATTGGTTCTGTTGACATTTTATAATAAATATATATTAAATTTTATGAAATATAAATATAATATAAATGATCACTGCACTAAATAAATTTTGATAAATATATAAATTAAATTATTATTTTATATATATGAAGATTACAAAAAATATTAAATATATAATTATTTTTGTTTTTATTGTAGGATTAGGGTTCTATTTTATCAATTATTCTTTAAAAGAAGGATTTGATCCTAATGCATTATTAACGTATGACAGCAATAGTCCTAAAAACAGTCACAACGTTGATGTTGTAAATAATACATATAGTTGCTCCAATTTTTGCGGACCTCAATCACAATGTGCGATTACTAGAGACCAGTGCACTTCTGATGTTGACTGTCAAGGATGTCAGCCAAAATCCGATAATACAAAACCTCCTGAATATTTAACTAGTATAGAAGTGAAACCTCTAAATGATGCCGGAAAACTAACATTAACACAAACGCCGCAGTATTCATCATTAACAACAGATATAGGCTCTGATGCTGCTTATGCAAAACCCGGTTCCAAAGAGGAAGAACTTATTAGGCCATATGAAGGATATGACATGTGGACAAAATCCTTTAACTATGGTCTAAATTTAGCAGATAAAAAATTGGTTTATGACCATTCGCCAGAGCCAGAAGAATATAGATCTATACCTGTATATCCAATAACTAGATCAGCTACAGGATTATTTTATGATACCGGACCAACAGCAGCTAATGCATCTCTTTAGTTTACAGATTATTTTTCAATGGTTACTTCTTTTGCAACATTTGTTATTATTTTATCATAATTATGCATTTGTTCTTCGGTTGATCCCCCTGACATTGCATTACTAACAATATTTAAATACATATTATTCTTTTTTGAGTCGGGATCAGTGCAATCGGGATATTTTTTTTTCCATGTGCTAATTTGCCGTATATTTTCAAATGCCACTTGCTTGATTGCCTTTTTAATGATTGTTTTATTTTCATCGTCTTTTGTCCAGTGATCTTCACTTTTTACATAAAATACTTCACGTTTTGCATCTGAACAATGGATCGGTCTCATAGTCTGATCAAGATCGTTTAAGTTTTTATTTATAATATTAGAAACACCTGTTACATAACCTAGCCTACCAGTTTTCTCTAAATCATTCAAGTCCATTTTAATTAAACTAACAAATTCATTAATATTCATTGCATTTTTGCAATCTTCGTTCAAAAATATTTGCAAGTTAAATGTCTTGTTATTGTTATTCGAATTAGTATTTGTTATATTTAACGTATTCTTTTTTACAAGCTCTAAAATCATATTTTTGAATTCTGAATTCTCATGAATTAACAATTTGATTATTTCTTTATCAGAAATTTCTTCACTTTTAGAAATAATTGGCTCTATTGGTTTTTCATTATCCTTAAGTTTCAAAATCTCCAGGATTAATAATTTTATTATCGATTCATCGGTAATTTCCTCTTTTTTTGAAAAAGTAGGTTCTATATTATTATTCTGTTCCAAAAAACATTTCTTTTTATGTCTCCATAAACCCGAATAATCCATGTAAATTTTGCCACATATACAATTATACATTTTGTGATGATATGTTGTAGTTGGAGAATTTGGGATTTTTTGGGTTTTTAACACCTCTTTACATTGCTGATCATTGCTAATATGTTTCATCGTCTGTAAATGTTTTGAAAAATCTTTTTTACTACATGATACATAATCACATAATAAACATTGAAATTTTAAAGGATTTTGGGATTTTTTCATTGCTTATATTTACAACATATAAAAATGCTCTAAATCCTTGTTTTCCTAAATATAATTATTTTTATGGTAACGTTTTTTTCAGCAGATTTTTGTATTTGAGACCATTATGCTCACAAATCAATATTTTGAAAAAATTTATTCAAAGGATCTTTGGGGTTTTCCATTTTGGACATTTATTTTTGTCCAAAATGAGAATCCAAAAATCCCCTTTAACTGATTATACTTGGAAAGATGGACTTTTTACTTTCAGTTTGCTGGGCTCAAATGCAATAAAAGATCCATATTTGAGACCATTATGCAACCGAATTGCATCGCACCCGACCCATATTTGAGACCATTATGCAACTAATGCGTCTCTTTAAGTTAAACATTACAATATATTATTTCAAACTTAATGATTGTTTTTCAATGGTTACTTCTTTTGCCACATTTGTTATTATTTTATCATAATTATTTAGTTGTTCTTCCGTTGTGCCACCTGACATCGCATTACTAACAATATTTAAATACATGTCATTCTTTTTAGAATCGGAGGCAGTACAATCAGGATACTTTTTTTGCCACGCACTAATTTGACAGATGTTTTCATGTGCAATTTGTTTTATTGCCTTTGTTAAAACAGGTTTTACAGCATCAGTTTCTTTAATCCACTGATCTTCACTTTTTACATAAAATACTTCGCGTTTTGCATCTAAACAATGAATCGGTCTCATGGTCTGATCAAGATCGTTTAAGTTTTTATTGATAATATTAGAAACACCTGTTACATAACCTAGTCTACCAGTTTTCTCTAAATCATTCAAGTCCATCTTAATTGAACTAACAAATTCGCTAATATTCATTGCATTTTTACAATCCTCATTCAAAAATATTTGCAAGTTAAATGTCTTGTTATTGTTATTGTTATTTGAATTAGTATTTGTTGTATTGTTAGTTATATTGGAAACATTCTTAGACATTTCAATGATTATATTTTTTAATTCTTTATTTTCATTTATCACCATAAGGATCAATTCTTTATCAGATAAATTCAAAGATATATTTTTACATTTTTTTTTATGTTGTGAAAGCGAAGAACCATGTTTATAATTTTTCCCACAATTGCATGTATATTCCTTGGTATGTATTGTTGTTGAAGTTGTTAGTGATATATGTTTTACAGTCACAATATGCCTTTTCCAATCACCATTTTTACAGCATTTAAAGTCACATATATCACATACAAATTGTTGATGTTTTTTTGATGTAATATCAATAGGATCCATTAGTATAAATAACTAATATAAAAAACTCTAAATACTTTTTTCCTCAAATATATTTTTTCTTAAAGGATGTAATTGACGCCTAACTCGTAGTATTTTGTTAGTATCGTCACAAAAACCAAAAAACTATTTTTCATTTTTTAACTGATACTTGCTAACAATGTGAACTATTTTTTTTGTATATATGTAAAATATGTTTTTTTTGTTAGGAAAAGTTAGGAAAAGTGATAGTATTTTACATCATTTTACATCATTTTTGTCCGACATTTTTTTTATTGAAAAAAAACATGGTAACGTTATTTTTCAACAAAAAAATATTTTTAGAGCATTATGCTCATAAATCATTTTTTAAAGAAATAAATCAAAGGCTCCTTTCAGTTTCCCATTTTGGACATTTATTTTTGTCCAAAATCAAAAACCAAAAATCCCCTTTAACTGATTATACTTGGAAAGATGAACTTTTTACTTTCAGTTTGCTGGGCTCAAATGCAATAAAAGATCATTATGAGACCATTATGTAGCCGACTTGCATCGCATCCGATCCTAATTTGTGACCATTATGTAGCCGACTTGCATCGCATCCGATCCTAATTTGTGACCATTATGTAGCCGACTTGCATCGCATCCGATCCTAATTTGTGACCATTATGCAGCCATTTTATGTCAGAAGACGAATTAATTTGTGACCATTATGCAGCCAAAATAATGGTCTAAGTTGCATAAGCAAGGCCGCAATTGCCGCCAATAAAGATAATTTGATTGATGCGTTCTTCGAACAAAGTCATATTAAAATTGTAATCGTAAATGCGCCATGTCGGCTTATTAATGCCGATAATATTGCCTGTAGATGGATCGCAAATCGTCAAACTTTGCGCCAATGGATCCAATGGTGGTATAATAGTAGTAAATTCCAGTTCAATCTGATTAAATCTGCTCATATTTATCGCACCAGATGGCTGCAATTCGCCATTATTAGAGTTCATGCAAAAATTATAACAATACAATCCTGTCGGCGCATTGCCACTAGTTCTTGTATATTTTTCAATGTAATTAAAAATACCCGCGGGTTGCACATTTTCTCTGTAAGATCCGTCTAACAAAATGCCCATATAAACTAAAATATATTTGTCATTTTCTGGCGTGTATGTAGGTGTTATTAAAAGACCAGTTAGATTTCCATTTGGATTTACACCTGGACCTATATTCACGGAAACAGGTGAGCCTGATGAATTTGTTCTATAAATTATATAGGAGCCAGATGCCGGTGCTGGTATTACATCTTGTGGCATGTAATTGTAAGGCCAATTAGTATAGTTAGACCATTCGTTACGTAAATTAACATCGGAACGCTGATAATAGAACATCCAGTTTGCGATCATTCCTAATGAGTCTAGACTGACTTTATTCGGACCAGTAACATTGTAAAATTTCTGCTCATGCACCTGTTTAATTAAATATTTCTGTTCTTCTAGTGCAAATACGCGTTCTTCCTCATTAGATAAAAAACAATATGTGCAATTTAAATGCACATCCGCATTCCATAATGTTCTTTGGTCAGAATAAGAATTAATTCCAATGTTAATATCAGGTGGAGGTTGTAAAAAACGATAAAATTGCATGTACCATGCATTAAAATTCGGAGCGATATACGGAAAATTATAAGTAGCATCAAATACATCACGAATTTGAAATAGCTCATCGATAGGTCTTAAGGTGATATTAATATGTAGTTCATTGTATTGCAATGATGTAAGAGGAAACGCCATTTGACTTTTAAGTCCAAACCAGTTATTTAATGGAATATATAAAATACGACCTCTTATAGAAGGTTCTGGACCGGCAAGCGCATCGCTGTAATAAGCATTTGGATAAGAGTTAACACGAGAACCAGCATTAGCAGGATCATTCAGTTCATTAATATTGCCAATCATTTCATTAAATAGGTTTTTTTTGTCGAAGTTAAAGTCACGCTGAACAGAGGCTAATAAATAATCTCCAGAATATTCTTGAAGAGTGTAATTGCCACATGTAATGGAAATTTTAGATATCATTTTTGCTCCTAAATTTTGTATCCATTTAAATTCATAGGGAACCCAATTCTCACTGTTAATACTTTGGCTAGTGTCATTAGACGGATCTTGTGGAGGTAAAATAGGGCTCCAAATATTAGGAATGACAACAGAAAGATAACAGTCCATTAATAAATCAGCATAACGTGGAATTTTAAATGTAAAGGTTGATTCCTCAGACAATCGTAAGGTTTTAGAGCCTTCAAAGTCAACTCTGAATTTTTGTAATCCAAAATTGGTATATTGCACAAAGGTTGATTTGAAAAATGTTTTGGAGGGATTGCCATTTAAAATAATATTTTGTTGCCCTTGAGCTACTAATTGCATTAAACCGCCAGCCATAATTAGTATATGTTATGATTATTTATTTAATTCTTTATTATAAATAATACAATAAATAATACAATAAATAATACAATAAATAATACAATAAATAATACAATAAATAATACAATAAATAAAAAATAATGAAGGATTAAAAATATTATGTTAGTATAAATATATGTCTGCAAATGAAGCATTGAATAATGGAATGAAAGCATTATCAGAGATGAAAGACAATACAGTTTTATTAGCATTATCTGTTATAACAATGACAGTAATGCTAATAACAATGTTAGTTTATATATATATTTCAGGAACAATATTTTCAGATGGACTAAGAGTTAGAGATTGTAAATCTATGGATACAATGTTTGGAACTTTAAATGGGAAAATACAATCTATTGATACGAATAATGAACTATATCAATATTCGATGAGAGATTATTACATTAAATCGGCATATAATGCATGTTCAGGAGGGAATTATAAAAATGGATATGTAGATACATGTACATTAAAAGACTTAATTAAGCAAGGTGTTAGAGGACTAGATTTTGAAGTATACTCAATAGATAATCAGCCTGTAGTAGCGACATCTACATCAGATAGTTATTGTGTAAAGGAAACATTCAATTCAGTAAAAATGAGTGATGTGCTAAATATTATAAGAGATTATGCCTTTGCGAATTCAACTGCCCCAAATCCACTTGATCCAATTATATTAAACTTACGTATAAAGAGTTCAAATCAAGAGATGTATTCAAATTTTGCCAAAATATTAGAAAGTCATAATACAATGTTGATGGATAAACAATATAGTTTTGAGTATTATGGAAAGAATTTTGGAACAGTTAAATTACCGGAATTATCGGGGAAAGTAGTGATTATAGTAGATAGAAGTAACCTGTCCTTTTTGGAGTCAGAGGCATTTCATGAATATGTGAACATGACTAGTAATTCAATTTTTTCGCGGGCATTGCATTATTATGATATAATAAATACGCCAGATATGGTTGAGCTGATTGCATATAATAAATTAAATATGACGATTGGAATGCCGGATAAGGGGTCAGATCCGCCAAATCCGAGTTCTTTAACTATGAGAACTTATGGAGTCCAGTTGTTAGCAATGCGATATCAAACAGTAGACACGAATATTGAAGAAAATGATATGTTTTTCAATGATGCAGCCCATGCATTTGTTTTAAAACCCGAGAAGCTGCGTTATGTCCCAGAAACAATAGATGCTCCACCAGATCAAGATCCAAATGTGTCTTTTGCGACACGAACTATAAGTAGCGATTTTTACAAGTTTGAAATTTAAATCTTAAAAACCGATTAAATATAACCCTATTTTTATATCTTTAAGTTCAAATATAAAAATATACTTAAACATATTGTAACACAGAATGTAACAATAAATGACAATGGAAAAGGTAGTAAGTAGAATAGTAATTATTTGGATGATAATAATAGCAATCACAATAGGGAATTTGTATAAATATATGGATGCATCAGAGGCACAATTTTACAGATTTGGACCGTATGAGAATTTTCTAGTAATTGGAATAAAAATAAATACATCCGGAAAATATTTGTTAGTTGTAGGTTATTGTTTTGTCAACAGTTTAATTAGAAATATAATACATAATATTTTAAATTCTTGGTTAATAAATAGTGTTCAAGATATAAATATAATAAAACCAAGGCAAATAAAAAAGTTTGCGTATGAAGTGACTTATGTTGCTACTATTTATAATTGGGTTGATTGGTATATATACATGAATTTATTGTTAGCACAAGTAGATATGTTACTAACAGAGATCTTGGCGGATCTGATAATGTCAGGATTAGTAACCTATTATTATTTAGAGACAGAACATGTAAAAAATAAAACAATAAAAGAAGAAGAAGTAATTAATCCTATGATTTTAGATGAAGAATTAGATATAGTATGAATATTAAAACAATTTAAAAATAATTGCTAATCAATAATATATAACAAATGGTTTTTTTTAAGTTTTTTGATAACATGATTAAGGCAAGAGAAGAGTGGTTATCAAAACCTTATTTTAGAAGTCAACCTCAAAATTTAGATCCAAAAATAAATGCAACTGCGAATGAAAATACAAAAACAGAACCAAAATAATAGATGTATAGTATATAGGATATAATGAATAAATATGATATATGTAAGAATTTAAATTTTTCAGATTGTGAATTAGCGATATTAAGACAAGCAGTTGACAATGCGGAAGAAAAACAAGGAAATATGGCAGCAAATTCTCCAGAAGTGAAACGCATAATTGGAATTGTTGAAACATATATAAGGAAAAAACAATTAATTTGTTATGGTGGAACAGCGATAAATAATATTTTACCAAAACAAGATCAATTTTACAATAAGGATATAGAAATCCCAGACTATGATTTTTACAGTTTTAACGCACTGTCAAATGCAAAAGAGCTTGTGGACACATATATCAAAGAAGGATTTGTTGAAGTAGAAGCAAAATCAGGACAACATCATGGAACCTATAAAGTATTTGTGAATTTTATTCCAGTAGCGGATATAACGAGTTTACCCAAAGATTTATTCAATACCCTTAAAAAAGAGGCGATAAAAGTTGGAGGCATTTTTTATGCACCGCCTAATTTGTTACGGATGAGCATGTATCTAGAGCTTTCAAGACCGGAAGGAGATGTGTCACGATGGGAAAAGGTTCTAAAACGGTTAATACTTCTAAATAAAAACTACCCATTATCAGCACATCAATGCTCACATATAGACTTTCAAAGAATGTTATCAAATAGTGAAAATACAAATACAAATACAAATACAAATAGTGAAAATACAAATACAAAAAGTGAAAATACAAATACAAAAAGTGTAAAAAAATCAGAAGAAATATATGAAACCGTAAAAACAACATTGATTGACCAAGGAGTAGTTTTTTTTGGCGGATATGCCGTATCATTATATTCACAATACATGCCCAAACATTTAAGAAAACGATTAGAGAAAATACCTGATTTTGATGTTTTAGCTGAAGATCCATTAATTGTAGCACAAATTGTGAAAGAAAGATTACAAGATGTCGGTGTAAAAGATGTAAAAATTATAAAACATCCATCAATAGGTGAAATAATTGCGCCACATTATGAACTCCGTGTAGGAAAAGATGTAGTATCATTTATTTATGAGCCGATAGCATGTCATAGTTATAATATAATAAAACAACAAGGATACAATATAAAAGTGGCGACAATAGATACCATGTTAAGTTTTTATTTAGCATTTTTATATGCTAATAGACCATATTATGATACAGA